CAATGACAGACCGCCTGTGATGAGTGCCGTGATGATATATTCCATCTCTGCCTCCTTACGCTGTGAAGGTCAGTGTGTATATGACCTTCATGGTCTGCGTTGAATCCTTGGTCACTACGCTTGAAAGGTTGTTGATGGTAGCGAGGTAATCGTTATTTCTCGCACCGTAGCCCGAAGAACTGTTATACCCAGACATATAAACCATCATCGAAGCATCATCCTTGTGCAAGTCCCCGGTGTGTATAAAATTAAAGGGAGGCATATTCATCGGATATATCTCATTCAAAGTTTCATCGTAAACATAATCACTTGCATAATGTCTCTTTCCTTCCGACAAATACTCCCTGCCATGTGACAGGAATGTAGGACTTCCCTTGACCGTTATCTCGCTAACATTAGCAAGGTTGGATAAGTCTATCTTGTACACCTTCCCTGCTGTCTCGTTTCGCAGAATCAGCTTTGTCGCATCTGCCGAAAGGAACATCTGGTCACTGCTGTTGAAGGTTAAGGAAGTCGCTGATGGCGTAACATCGACACAATCCGTGATAGCGGTCAAGTCTGGTGAAAGCGTAAGTACCTTGTATGCGTTATTAGCATTGATCGCAAGTACCACAGAATTTGGCAGTACTCTGCAGGAACAAGCGTTAAACTGAACAAGATTAGCTGTCCCCACAGGATTATTCAGCACAGCCACCTCTTCAAGCTGTGCGGTTGTTAAATCACTTACATCACGCAGGTCGCACTCTGTATCAGCAACGTGTACCTTGGATATGGTGATAGTCTGTGCCGAGGTGTCAATCTTGAGGTAATATGCAACGCTGTCAAGGGTCATAAACATATGCTCGGAATATGCCCTCGCCCGGCTTCCGATATTTATTACGCTTCCGTAGGTTTCTCTTGTGATGTTGTTGTCGGTAGTCTTCAGACCGCTCGTGCTGTTGCCTTCTCCGATGTAGCCGTGAGGCTTACTTGTCAGACAGGCAGATGCAATCCGTCCGTTGCCCTGTGATGTTGTCCAAGTAAAGACATGGCGATAGACCGTGTGCTCATCGTTCTGCCATCCGCTTTCGTTGGAATCGTAGCTCCCTAACTCTGTCGGGTCTCCTGTGTGCGTGACACCAGCACAAGCGTTGGCTGTCATCTTTATGCCATCAGCAAGCCTTGTGTTGTTCACGTTCTCTGTCAGAGCGGTATCGAATAGCAGGATACCGCCCAGAAGCGTGTTGATCAGGTCATTTTTCACGGCATCCGTGAACGGAGTACCGCAGAGCATTCCGTGGTTCTTCATAAACTCTGCCAAACCGTTAGTCATCATGTTGTCATCGTGGAAGGTCTTGACCTTGCCAGTCCTGACATCTGTCAGCTGTATCTCTGTATGTCCTTTGATTCTCATGGTATCCTCCTTTATCCCCATACGAATCTATTATTAGCATCGTCCCAGTCAGAGCATTCCTGACCGAAGCCGTCCCATGTGTAGTTGTCAGCCGTGTCTCTGTTGAATGCTACCGTAGCATCGAAAGGAACTACGCTTATGTCACCAAGTTCGATGATGCCGATGCTCTGGCTGAAGCCTTCTGTTGTAGGCTCATCAGCGTCAAAGGTCATGTTATCTGCAATAGCCACGATAGAAAGGTTATCGAGTGCCACTCTGCTGATGTCTTCATCGATAGCGATGACACCATTCCACTCATCCGTAGCAGCCAAGCCCTGTCCATAAACCATCGCCCGAAGGTTGCCGATGTCGATGAAGCAGTCACCGCCTGCCATCTCTGCTATCAGATACAGGTCGTAGACCGTGTTAGCCTCTGCCTTGTATGGCAGGAACAGATTGATGATGTGCGGATTGTTCACATCCGTGAAGGTCTCTATCGGTACAAAATCAAGGTCTGCGCCGTTCAGACGGTAGTAGAACGTGATTTCACCATCCACTTCTGCGTGAATCTCGCACTGAAAGATGATGTATCCGCCCTTTACGGTGGCAAAATTGATGTACAGGATTTCCTGTCTATTGCCATCACTTATGTTATATTGTCCGGCGTTCTGGAAGACGTAATACTTGATTTCATCCGCTTTGTTGCCCTTCATGCCGGAGATCATCTTGTCGTATCGGCTCTTAGCCTGTCCTGCATCGGGGTTCGAGCCGTAGCCTTTCAGGGAGCATCCTCTGTCAAAAGTCCAGTTGATGCTGTGAACGATGCAGGAAGATGACGTCCCTGCCGTACCGTCCGTCATGGTCAGCACATCGCCTAGGTCAAACTCCACACCGATTAGCATAGTCGCTTCAAAAGGCACATACTCCACATCTGTGAGGGCGTATGCGATGGCATTGCCGATGGCATCCAAGGTCACATCCACGCCATACTGCATCAGGGGATTGTCGCCAATGTCGAGCGTCACACCCGACTTGCCGTTGGTGTAGGTTCGTGTGCCACCTTCATCCAAATCATTGACCGTGATGCCTGCATAGCTGGTGATATAATCGCTGAATTTGCATCCTGTGAATCGTTTCGTGTCGTCAAAAGTCCCCACGCTTGTGCCGTAGAACGGACGAAGAACGAGCCGTCCCTGCCTGTCTATCGTAGCAAAGCAACAGGTGGTACACGCTATCCAAGAGAGCAAGTCCCGGAAGGTCTCGCAGTCGTTCTCTGCGTATATGCCAAGCGTTCTTGTGCCGTTCGGGAGTGCTTCCACCTCTTCCTCTGTCATTCCAAGCTCGACCACGCATGATGCACAGATAGCTGTCAGAAGCTCGTATGGCGTGCCGTAGGAAGTGCTGAACGACAAAAGCCTGTCGAATTTGCTCATGTTGTCATATGCGACAATCTCAACACCGCTCCGGCTGTGCTTTGCCTCTGCAATTGTATATGTACCCACTGGGACGAACTCATACAGACCGCCTGCCAGCTTCAGTCCTACCTGCAGTGTTATCGTGCCACCTACCCAGCTGTTCCGTGCTATGGGCATATTGAGGAAGGTGGCGGTAAGCTGTCCGATGTAAACCGCTCCAAGGGTTATTTCCGTGGGAGAAGATGCCTGCTGCGATACCGTCAAAGAGCCTTTGAGGATATCGGCAGCAGTGTAATCAATCCCACAGCATTTGCCTCGTACTTTGAATTGTTTAACAGCCTTCGTCTCGGCTATCTGATATGCCTGTGATACGTTGTACATAGTCGCTCCTTAATAGCTTGCTATGTCAAAAGAAACCGTCCAGAATGTCTTATTTTCGTAGCCTTCAGAATCGTCAACATCGCCCTTGTAAAGGTCGCAGGCGAAGTTGGTGATGTATCCCTCGAACTCGACAAAATCAAGCTCTGCAGGGTCGTAATATTTGACGGTGAGCGAGTCCAGAGCCTTGTATGCTCTGAACTTCTGCGCCCATTCATCATCCGCATAAGTAGACACGGATATCTTCAGCACGCCCTCCCTGATCATCTCACGGATGACGGTGCCAGCCTCGGACTTATTGAGAGCTTCCTCGTCCGTATATCCGAGCTTGTAAGAGCCTTTAAGAAGGGCGACCTCTTCATCGTTAAAATATAGCTTAATCGTTTTCATGACCGCCCTCCGCTCTTGTAATTGACTCTGTTGGTTGCGCTGACGATGATCTCATCGATTCGCTCCTGCCCGATATAGACAGGGATTACGATGTCCCCACCGCTTGTGCTGTTGTTCTCGATGTTTGTCGTGCTATTGTTCGCAGGAACAAACGATGTCGATACATCCTGCGCCATTGATTCCATTGCGCTCTGCGGTACATCCGCATTGCTGGATATACCCATCGCCAGACCCATGTCGATATACTCGCCGTAGCCCTCGAACAGCTTCGAAGGGCTGTTGATCTGGAAAAGGTCTTTTGCTCCCTGCGGTATCTTTTCAAGGACTCCCTTGGCTGTGCTGACCACTGCATCACCGGCATTGACGATACCGTCAGCCAGCCCCTGCATGATCTGACCGCCGATGTCTTCGAACTTGACGATTAGGTCAGCCAGAGCCATCAACATTGCCTCCGTGATTTGCCCAATTGCGCTCAAAAGAGAGCTGATTATACCCGGGGTATTGGTCACCAGAGCGACAAGCAAATTGAAGCCAGCCTCTACAAATGCCGGGATGGCCGAAATCAATGCCTCGATCAGAGCCATGACGATGGTCGGAATCGTCAAAACCAGTGCAGTGATGATATCGCTAAGATTGTCATCGCTGACCAGAGCCGTCAGGAGCGTTGTTCCAAGCTCCACAAATAACGGAATCATGCCAACCATATATTGTATGTATGAACCGACAATGGTCGGGATCGTGCTGATTATGGTCGGGAGGGCTTTAATCAGCCCCTCTCCGAGCGATGCCAGTATCTGGATTCCAAGCTCCGACACCCGAGGGAGGAACTCGGAGACAGCTGACCACATGGTGGAGAACAGCTCTGCTGCCATCGGAATCAGCTCAGGGAGGGCTTCTGACACACCTTGTACGATGGTCTCCAAGAGCTGGAATCCCATAGGCAGAAGCTGGGGATATACGCTCTGCAATGTGGACATCAAAGTACTTAAAATTAACTGCACAGAAGACAAAATCGCAGGCGCATTCGATGTCAGACCCTGCATCAGAGCCACCATCTGCTCACCGCCTATCGTGATAAGCGTGGGCAAGTTGGTCATGATACTCTGTGCCAGCGTGCTGACCAAGCTTGCGCCTGTCTCCATGATCTTCGGGGCGACATCGCCAATATTGCCGAGGAAGCTCTCAATCCCTGTGCTGATGTTCTCCAAGCCTTTATCGGTATCGCCTGCGAATATATCGCTGACTCCATCCATGACCTGGCTCATTGACGGCAGGAAGCCCGATACAAGATTCCTCTGAAGAGCATCAAAACCTGTGGTCATATCCTGCAGACTGTCCTCGAACTGTGCAGCCGCTTTCACATCCTCATCGCTCATCACTCCGCCAAGCTCATGCAGGCGGTCTTTCATTGCCTGCGTATCTTCTGCAGAGGTGTTCAGTAATGCCCCCAATTCGGTCGCACCACGCCCAAGAAGCTGTCCAGCAAGGTAAGTACGCTCCGTGCCTTCTTCCATGCCCTGCAAGCCCTCTATTACCCTGCCGAAGAGGTCTTCCTGTGAGAGTGTCGCCACCTCTTCCTCGGTGATACCAAGAGCCTGAAAAGCCTCGTTGTTTTTCTGAGCCTGAGTCGCCATCGTCTTCATGGAAGCCTTCAGCACTTCCATGCTCGTGCCGGAGTGCTGCATCACCGCTTCCCACTCCTGATAAGCCTCGGCAGAGATGCCCATCTTCTGCGACATCTTATCGACATTGTCGCCGTACTCAGCGGCAGAGGTTGCCGCATCAAGGAATGCGTCTCCTGCCTCGACTATTGCGCCGACCATGATGCCTGCGGCAGCAGTCACTGCAGCCATTGCGGCACCGGCTGCGCCAAGGGCACCTGCGAAAGTGCCGGACAGGGAATCAGCCACGCCTCCGATGGAATCAGAGCCGTTAAGCATATTCTCGATGTCTTTGCCCACGCCTTCAGACGAAGGTGCTATTTGAAAGTAATATGTTCCGATCGTCTCAGCCATATCTTATATCTCCGCCCACATCTGCTCGAACTCTTCCATCGTGCTGAATGTGGCATACTGTTCTTTCTTCTCAAGTCCCAAGAGCTTGTCGAGGATGTGCTTCGGGCGATTCCGCCCCTTTTCTCCATCCTTTGACCTTGCCCATGACTGGTCTCTCAGTTCGTCCGCTATCCGTGCCAGAAGCCACTCTGTCGTGGTGATCTTCTGCCCTGATAGCTTCATCTTGACCCTGCTCTCTGGTCGTAAACCAAAAACAAGAGTACCCACCAAATCTGGTGGATACTCCTGATAATTGAATAGGTGGTATGTTTCAGCAAGGTCGCAAATCATCTCGTCCTCGCACTCGTCTATGACTCGGGCGAGGAGGAAGAGTTTTTTGGGGAGCAAGCCTCGATGATCTCGTTCATTTCGGCCGCCATCGCTTCAAGCGGTGCATAGCCCCCATTCAGCCCCTCAACGTGCTTGATGAGGTCTTCAACCTTGCCACCAAGCAAAAGGGTGCTGATTTCGTCAAAAGCGATGAACTTGTCGGCATTGTCGCCTTTCTGGAGCTTTGCGATAGCCCTCACGTAGCGATAATCCTTCAGAATCTTCTCGCTTATCTGATACTCGAATCCTGATTTTGTCTTCCCTGCTATCATATTTCCCCCTTATGCAGCACCTTTGATGTACTCGTAGTGGTATACACCACTTGCATCAGGCACATCGGTGATGGTCAGCTGATATCCAACAGCCTCATCGTCCTTGTAGGTGATCGTGCCAAGCTCAGAGATTGTTCCATTCGGGATCACGATCCTCTTCTTCCTGCCGCCACGCATGATCATGTCGATAATCCAAGAACCGCCGTTCAGCTCGTCAGCCGTAGCCTTGACAGTGATGCTGCCTGTCTGATCGTCAACGATCACGTTGCTGTCGCCGTATACAGCCTTGAGGACATCCTCGTTCAGCACCTCAAGCAGAGTGAAGCTGAAGGAGTCGGGTCTTTCGGTCTGCATATTGAGGACTGTATCACCGCCCCACGCTTTGATCTGGGAAGACTCGGGACTGTTGTCGTTTGTCAGTCCGTCTTCTGAAACATAGCCAAGAGCCACGAAAGCGGCATCCTTGGCAGCATCTGCATCTGTCGGCAGAGTAGTCCCAAGAGGTGCAAAGAAGATTGCTCCGCTCTTGTTGGGCTTACCTGTTGACACGTTTGTCGCAGTATTAGCCATAATTTATTCCTCCATGTAGGTAATGTTGTAAAAGCACCTGTATCTGTATCTTTTGAGTGTTGTGTCGTTCGCATCGTTGCCGCCAGACAGCTTCGATGCCGAGATGTCGTCCTCGTATGCGAAAGTATTCATCGCCCTGCGGACGCTTGCATCAAGCTCTGCAGCCGCTTCCTTGGTCTTTGCATAGCTGTTGATCTCGACCGTCACTGTGTCGATAAAATTCAACCAGCTTCTGTCGATTATGCGGAAGATGACACATTCATCCGGCATGGTCTTCGGGGTCTCCAAATATATTGCCGTATACACGTTAGACAGTAAGTATTCCCTAATCTTTGTCTCGATCATCTTCTGTACCTCTCGCCCATGCTCTCTGCGTGCCGATGTACTCATCCGTCACCTCGCCACGCTTTGATGCCTCTTGCCTTGCTATGTTCTGACATTCCTGCGACTGAAGAATCGCCTTGATGCCTGCCCGATTCAATATGAACTTACCCTTCGACTGACTCAAGATGCACCTTCCTGTTCCACCTTGTCGGCACGTTTGCCTCAATCCCGATAGTTGAACGCCCAAGCGTTGCAAAGGTCTGCGACCACGGAGCAGGAAGCTCCACCTCGGTGTCTTCCCAGTAATGTGAATCGCCCTTTGGGATTGCCAGCGTGTACTTGGTACGCTTGCCGTACATGGTGAGGTTATTCTCCACATCCACACTTGCCGGCTCACCAACAAGCACATCGTCAACGCTCACCCAGTCCTCGGAATAGGTTGGCATCCCTAATGAGTCCGTCCCGGTCTCGGTCTTAACTTTCAGCCTGACTGTCACACCTCTCATGCTTCTGTCCTCGCTAATTCTTCAACAGGAGAATAACTGCCGATTTTTGAGCCACCGCCCAGCATCGCCTTGTCCGTCCTGTCGAGGTATAACTGCCCTACGCTTGCATTTGTACCCATCGTCCATGTCTGGGCATATCCCAGAGCGGAGATTGTACCCTGCGTTGCTCCGGCAGGAATCTCGGAAGAGCCATCCCCTATCGCACGGATGACCATACGACAGGAGACGATCTTCTTTGCATCTGAGGAGGCATTGACATTGTAGGCATCAATGAGAACAGCGGCATCATCGAGAAGGTTGCCGACCACCGTCTGCTCTTTCTCGCTTAACTCTCTGACCATTCTGTCTGTCACGTCCGTGACGGTTGCATATGCCGCCATGTTGCACCTCACTTTTTCTTTGATACAGGTTTTTTGGTTGATGTTTCCTTCGGCTTTTCAGCCGTCTCTTCGACTGCCTTTGTGGGTTCGGGAGCTGCCTTTTTGATCTCCTGGTATCCACGAGCCTTATATTCCTCAGCCCTCGATTCCGCTACCCACATAAGACCGCCCAGAGTATTCCTGAACGCTATCATCAGCTAAGTGTTGCAGTAAATGCGTTGAATACGGAGGTATCAGCACGGAATCCGACCTCGATCTCTGCACGAACTGCGAACATGTTCTGCTGCCACAGGTTGATCATCTTGGTTTCACCGCCCTCGACATATGTGAGAGTTGCAGACTTGTCGAAGTCGATCTTGACTCCTTCAACGCTTCCCCACAGAGCCTGAGTCCAGTCACCAGCCACACCAACGACTGCAGGAGTACCTGCAATAAATGCGCCCTTTGTAACTGCGGTCTTTGCGCCAAGAATCATGGGAACTGCGCCCTCAGCCACATTGTTGATGAAAAGGGGTCTCTTGGTTGTATCTGTTGCACCAAGAAGGATGCCCTTCATCTGGGGGCTGATTGCGTAGCCGTTTACAACACCGCCAGCAAGTGCGATGTCTGTATCTGCTGCCACAAGACCCTGGTATACATCTGTATTTAAATCCTGAGCGGTGATGGATGCAAAGGTGTCGAAGTCAGAGCCGGGAGCTGCACCGTTGCCGAATACAGTCGCATCGAACTTCTTGCCAAGTGCGCCAGGAAGACGCTCAACGCAAGCATTGTAAAGACTTGCAAGGTCACGACCGAACTCGTTAGAGAAGGGAACGATGACTGCGAGCTTGTATGCTCTCATTACCTTAGTATCAAGCTCGGGATTGCTGATAGGCTTCACGCCTGTCTCACCTACCCAAGAAGCCTCGGGGTCAGATACGATCACATTGATAGCTGCGCCACGACCGGGAAGGTCGATTTTTCTTGCAAGGCTCATCACTGCGGAGCTGTCTTTTGCCTTCTGAAGAATTTCCCTTGAAACTTCAACGGGAAGGTCAACGCTTGTTCTGTTTGTAGGAACACCTGTTACTGCCATGATTTTTATCTCCTTTTAAATTTGATTTTTTGCCCAGTTAGCAAAGAGCGTGGCATTCGACACTTTGCCGGAATGATTTGGCTCTCCGCCATCGCTGACAGATGTGGGGATTCCGTTCGCCTTGAGCAGTTCTCTAATGCTCTCGACCTGTGCTTTGCACTCATCCTCTGTCGCTCCTGTCAGCAGATTTGCCGGGACATTGTTTTCTGTTGCGATCTTTTCACGCATCTCACGAAGCTCTGCCGCTTTCTTGATTCCATCAAGTTCTGCCTGCAGTTTCGCCGCTTTTTCGTTTGCCTTTTCAAGTTCGGACTTGTTAGCCTGCTCGATTTCGTCAAACTTGGCTGCCTTTGCTTTCAGGGCGTCATAATCGGCATACTTCGCCTTGATCTTCGCCTCTTCCCTCTTCAGGAAGGCATTCGCTTCTGCCTGGCTAAATATCTTGGCATCCTGTGCCTGTGTTCCCTGTGTTCCTTGCGTGGTCTGCGTGTCCTGACTGTTCTGGTTATCAGTTCCCATTCTTTCCTCCTTCCTTGCGCTTATGGTGGCAAGTCACCGCACCCTTCTCTTTTTGGCGGAAGGTCGCCATATTTTTGCTATTAAAAAAGCACCCGAAGGTGCTTAATTAAACTTTTTCTTCGTCCGCATCTTCTTCGGCAAGTACCCTCGCCCGGTAGGTCATGCGCTTCTGCTCGTTGATTTCGTCCTTGTTCTCTGCGTAGTTCTGTCTGCGCAGGTAGTTGAGTCTGTCCGTCTCGGTCTGCCCTTCTGCACCGTTCATGATGTCCTGGTATTCGCTCGGGTCGTATGAAGCGTAGCTTGTATCCGAGTCGTGCCGGATAGCGTATGAGCAATTGCAGTTGCCGTGGATATGCTCGGCATGACCGCCAGAGAGTGCTGATGCGCTCGCCCTCTGCCACCCTTCTGCAGCAATCATCAGACAGTACACACAGGTGTCACCCGATGGAATCCATGCGAAGTATGCCTTATCTCGAATCGCATTTTTCAGCGTGGTGTCCTGTCCTGCCATCTTGACAAGCCTGCCGACCGCTGTGCCGACCATTTCAGCCGCCAAGGCATACTTGAGCATTCCGTTCACTGCCTTGGCTGTCTCGCTGTATGTTGCCGTCTCCGCAGGCTCTGCAGGCGGTGCTGTTGAGCCTTCAAGCTCCGTGATGGCATCGTACATCTGGCAAGCGTATGCCGCCGCCGCTTCGCCATACTTGGTGGAGATGCCGTATGCGTACTGGATAAGCTCGTCTCGTCCACCCTCGGCATCAATGTCGTGCGTCTCGATATACTTGGCAATGAGTGCCTTCGCCTGGTCGCTGACCTTGGCGAGTCCGTCTGTATATCTTTGCCACACCTTCTTCGGAACTTTCATTACTCAACCCCTATCTCGGTAAGCGTTGCCAAGCCTCTCGACTTCTGCTCCTGAGCCTTAATCCTGCGAATGTCAGCCTTGTCGAATCCAAGCATCTCCAGGAATACATCGGTATCAGCGAAGCCTTCCCTCGTGGATGCGATCTTGACCGCCGCATCAGATGTGGCTGCCACGCTTGGCATTGCCGGATTCTTAAAGTGAGCCACGATGTTGGTCTGTTCTTCGCTTAGCTCATCCATCGAAGTGTTATTCGCCACCGCTATTGCCATAAGGGCGATTGTGCGAAGGGATGCACCATTTCCGGCATTGAGCTGTTCAGCCATCGCAATGAGGGTCTGAGACTGTGCCAGAACTGCCTCTGCACTTGTCGGATTCGCTTCGCTGATCACGCCTGTGTCTGTCACGGTCAAGCCTGTGGCAGCAGAGAACTGCGTTGCCAGCATCCTGAGCATTTCAACATGAGGAGCAAGACTGCCCTGCAGGAGCTGTCCGAAGGTCGGCTTTTCTCCTGTCTCAGGATTCCAAGTTGCGGCAATGATTGAGCCGACATAAGTCTTGAATTTCTCCTGCGTGATTTGGTCATACTGTTCGTCCGTGACTCCGAGGATGTATTTCTGCGGACTGGTTGAAAACTCCAAACCGATTGCGGCATTCGCCAGCGTTCTGACATAGCCATCAATGAGCCGTCTGATCGGCTCTTTTATCCTCGACCGCCCGAACGGCTTATTGCTTGTTGCGTTCCAGATGAGGGCTTCCATCATCGGTCTGCCGAGCTTGTGCGGGAACCTTGTCGCATACCACAATGAATCCCACCGATATAGCACCCAGGTGTCCGTCTCGGTGTAAAGATTTAACTTGCTCGGAATCCACGCATACTGCTCGGATTCATCTGGCACTGTGTCGATGATTGCAAAACCACAATCGATTCTGCCCTTGTCGCCGTTCCACTTTGCCGCTGCCGTGTTGGATGAATGGAAGCGTATCTTGCATCCTATCTGGTCGTCCTTTGACAGTGTTGCAAAGGTGCAGCCATGCTTCAGCTCGTCCCTTGTCGCCTTCATGTACTCGCTCACGAGGTTGTTCTGCAAGACGATCTCGTCAAGGTCTGTGACCTCGTTGCCGTCCTCGCCAACATAGCCATCAAACATGGAGCGAGCAGCAAGTACATCGACCGCTTTTGCTCCCCATGCGCAGCCTATTTCAAGCCGTCTCAAACCGTCAGGCAATGCAATGCCCAGATTGACGCTGTTGAGGCTTATATTGCCCTCGTAGTACCTGTCCTTCTCGGCATTCTTGGCATAGTGTGCCTGATAGATGTCGAGAAGCTCCTGCATCTGCCCGACCTCTTTTGCCGGGAGTCCTATTACCTCGCTCGGATTAAATGTGAAAAGCATCATCCTATCCTCATCACCCTGTTAGGGTCTCTCTTACAAGTTTTTGCACCATACAGAGCCAATGCACAGGCTTCGATCGGTGTTGGATTCTCGCCTCCGAATCCCCATCCGCCTGCTATCGGTCTCTTGGTCGATGTCGTGGCTGAATCGTTCAGGATTTCCTGCCCGGCATACCATGTCACCGACTCTTCTGCCAGCGCATCCGTCAACATTGAGACAGATGCGATGATCTCTTTTGCGTTCGGTCTGATGACCGAGCCTTTATACTTCCAAGTGCTGGCGATCTTATCCACCAGCACATCAACACCATTCCGTCCGTCTATTACCACGCAGGATGCCTGACTGTACCTCGCATTGAGCCAGTCAGCCAGCCACTGTGTCCCCATTGCGGTCGGTCGCATCTCAATGAGCGATATCCGAGCCTTGCCTTCCTTCGGAAGCACTGCACCGCACAGGCTGACCGTTGAGCCGTCTGCGCTGAACTTGATGCCGTAGGCGGTCTTGCCTTCGGGCTTCGGTGCGTCTGATTTGCACTTCTCCCACTGGTTGCCGTCTATCGCATAATCGAGCGCATGTTCGAGCTGTGGCATCCACCATCCAAGACGCTCACGAGCGAATCCGTCGGGAGACATTGACCGCATCTCTTCGGCGGTGAACTCTTCCTCAAGTCTTATCCCAAGAGCCGGATTGCACATATACCACAGCGTCTTGTCCTGTGTATTTATCTTGTCAATGCTCTCAGCGTCCACGCTCCACTCATGCCAGGCATCGTGACTGCTTGGCGAGTCTGTGCAGACCTGCCTGCGCCGTCTGAATACCTCGCCGGGGCAGTTGGGATAAGGCGGCGTGCCTGTGTATATCAGCTGCCTTGTCCCGGTCGCTGATGCTGACAGCGTTGCCATGATTGCTTCCACCTGATCGTCCATCAACTCCTGTGCTTCATCGAAGACCACAAGAGAGATGCCGTCAAAACCTCGTGCCGCCTGCCTTGACCTTGCAGAAAACTCGATCGTTCCGCCGTTGTCAAGCTCGATGCACTCTTCGCCGTTCGTGTATCGGATATTCTTCACGATGTCGGTGATCTCCGGGTGCTTTTTATCTGTGAACATTCCGGCAAGCCTGCGGAATGACTTTTTACTCGTGCGCACCTGATGCGCCGTGTGGAGTATCTTCTCCCCATTGACCACAAGTCCGAAGAACTCCCGAGCCTCAAGGCACACATTCTTGCCGTTCTGCCTTGGAAGCGATAAGCCTGCAGAGGTTGTGGTGTATCTTCCATCCTCGCCCTTACCAAGCCAACAGTCCAAGACCATCTGCTGCCATTCATCCAGCTGGCACCCATAGGCACGCATCAAAAGAGCCGCATCGTTGCCATCGCTGGCTGTGCGGCTCGGTTCTATCTGTATTCTCGGCTTCTGACTGCCTTTCATGCGTCACTCCTGTGCTTTTTTCGCACTAACTCAAGCACCGTGGCAGGCTTTTCTTCCTGTGGCACGGCGATTTCGATCTGCTCTGCAGGCAGACAGTCAAGGATTCGGCTCATGCCCTGCATGTACGATTTCCAGAGGGCTTCGTACCCCTTGAAGAGGGGATTCTCTCGGATTCCCTTCTGTCCTCCGCCATTGTCATAGGCAATGACCACGCCACTGTTCTTGATGGCTTCTCTGGAATCGTCCAGCTTTGCCTTCATCCATGCCGTGTTGAGGATGACAGGCTCAAGCAGTCGTTTGCGCTTGTCCGATATTCCCACATCCGTCAGCAGGTCGAGTATTCTGTTCTGTTCTTCTTCGGCTCTTGCCTTGATTTCGGTTTCATTCATTCAAAAGTACTGCCTTTTGCCCGGTGAGATTTTCCCACCGTTGGATTATTACATCGCAATAGTGCGGGTCAAGCTCGCACATAAAACATTTTCTGTTTAACTGTTCACAGGCTATTAGTGTGCTACCACTACCGCCAAATAGGTCTAAAACAGTTTTCTTTGAATACAACTGAATATATTTCGCACATAGAGCAACAGGCTTTGAATAACTCA